TTACAGCTATTGCAAACAACTTAGGTCAGCTCTTTAGTTTATTTCAAGCTAGTGCTGATAGTGCAGATGGATTAGGTAAAGCGTTACAAAAATTAATTTCTATACAAGCTTTATTTTTAATTGGTGGTCAATTAGTAATACAAAATTTAGATAAAATTATAGCTTTCTTTAAAGATGTGGTATTTGGTATTAAAGATTTTGATAAGATATTTAATAAAGCATCTCAAACAGTTACAGATGTAAATGCTAATTTTGAATTATATATTGCTACATTAGAAGACACCACTAAAAGTGAAGAAGAAAAAGCTATTGCAGTAAAAAAATTAAATGAAGAATATCCAGATTATATTAAAAGCTTAAACGAAGCTGATGTTTCACTAAAAGATGTAGAAAATAAAACAAAAGCAGCTAGAAAACAAAATGATTTATATAGAGATTCTATAATGCAACTTGCAATAGCTAGAGCTGCTGAAAATGAATTAGAAAAAATATCTGCTGAAATATTACAAGCTGAAATAGATTTAAAAAACGAACAGATTGAATTAGGTTTTAGATCACAAGAAGAAGTTGATGCTAGAATAAAACAACTAGACATACTTATAGCCGCAGAAGAAGAAGAAGAAAAACAGTTAAAAAAGAATGTAAAACAATATACTGGATTAGGATCGGCTGGCGCTAATTTAAGTCAAAGTATGAACAGTACTTTAGCTAAACTAAAAGAAGAAAAAGCTTCGCTAGAAGGTACAGAAAAAGCTTATTTAGGTTTAGGAGAAAGCACTCAAGAAAGAATAGAAAGATTAAAAGAAGAAAGAGAATTATATATACAATTTATAGATTTAAGAAAAACTAAGGTAGAACAAGATAAAGAAGACGCTGATAATGATAAGGAATATGTAGAAACAAAAATAGGAAACGTAGATAAAGAAATAAAAGCATTAAAAGATTTAGGCAGAATTAGAAGCAAATTCTTTAAGAAAAATCAAGATCAAGACGTTAAAGATAAAGAAACAGCAGCAGAAAAAGTAGAGTTGCAAAGAATACAAGCTTTAGCTGAGGTTGATGCTATACAAGGTAATGAAATAGCTAAAAGATTAGCTAGAGCAGAAATAAATGCTTTTTATGACAAGAAAGATATTGAAGCACATAAAGAGACAGAAGAAGCTAAAAAGAAAATAGATGATTTAGCAAAAGAAGCTAAATTAGAATCTCTTAAAGATATAGGAGAAGGTTTAATGGCTGCATCTGAAATTGCTGGAAAAAGCACAGGTTTAGGTAAAGGTTTAGCAATAGCTGCTACAACAGTATCTACTTATGGTGCAGCACAAAAAGCTTATGATAGTCAGTTAGTGGTTGGAGATCCTACATCTATAGTTAGAGCACAAATTGCAGCAGCATCAGCAGTAGTACAAGGTTTAGCAAAAGTAAAAGCAATAATGGCTGTTAAAACACCTGCAATGAAAGGTGGCGATTCTGTATCAGGAGTAGGAGCAATGAACGTAGAAGCACCAGATTTTAATGTAGTTGGTCAATCAGCTACAAGTCAATTAGTAGGTGCTGTACAAAATCAATTTGGTGGTGCATTAAGAGCTTATGTTGTAAGTTCAGACATATCATCTGCACAAGAATTAGATAGAAAAATAAACACAACAGCCGTTATCGGTTAATTATATAAATCAATTTAATATGAAAATAGTAGAACTAATAATAGACGAAGAACAAGAGTTATCTGGAATAGAAGCTATATCTATTGTAGACGAACCAGCAATAGAAGAAAATTTTATTGCATTATCTAAACAGCACGAGATTAAATTAGCTGAGGTAGATAAAGAGAAAAGAATATTGATGGGTGCTGCTTTAGTACCAAACAAAAACATATACAGAAGAAACGGTGAAGACGAGTATTATATATTCTTTAGTGACGATACAGTAAGAAAAGCATCTGAGTTGTTTTTGATGAGAGGCAATCAAAATAAATCTACATTAGAGCATCAAGCTGAATTATATGGTTTATCTGTTGTAGAATCTTGGATTATAGAAGATGATGTACACGATAAATCAAGAAAATATAATATGGATTTACCAGTAGGTACTTGGATGGTTTCTATGAAAGTAAATAATGATGAGGTTTGGAATAACTATGTTAAAACTGGTTTAGTAAAAGGATTTTCTATAGAAGGTTATTTTACAGATAAAATAGCTATGAGTAAAATAGAAGAGATACATAATGAGGAAGAAGCCACAGAAATATTATTAGAAATTGCTAATTCAATACTAGATAACAAATATGAGTTTAAAACTTATGGTGATTACGGTAGCGGTGTTAGAAACAATGCTAAAAGAGGTATTGAACTAAATAAAAAAGTAAATAACAAATGTGCAACTAGCGTAGGTAAAGTACGAGCTCAACAATTAGCTAGAGGAGAAAAATTATCTGTATCTACAATAAAAAGAATGTATTCTTACTTATCAAGAGCAGAAACTTATTATGATGCTGGAGATAGTAAAGCTTGTGGAACTATATCTTATTTACTATGGGGTGGTAAAGCAGGTTTAAACTGGTCAAGAGGCAAACTAAGAGAGCTTGGTGAATTAGATTTAAACGATAATGATCCATGTCAATCAGGATATGAGCAAATCGGTATGAAAGATAAAGATGGTAGAAAAGTACCTAATTGTGTACCTAAACAATAATTATATGGCAAAAAGTAAAGAAACAGTTTCAAGAACATCTCCTAAGAATAAAAAGAGAGGGTGCCTATGTAAAAATGGAACTTACTCAATAAAATGTTGTGACGGTACTTTAAGGGCACAAGGTATAGGTAAAATATAAAAATCTAACAGCATTTTAATACTGAGTTAGTTAATAATAAATTAATTTATAAATCGAAATTTATGGAAAACACTAAAGCTACATCAATTTTGAACGACATCATGGAAAAACTATCATTAGTTAAGAAAGATGAAGTAAAAGAAGTTGAGGTGAAAGAAGAAGTAAATCTTTCGGAACAAATTAAAGAAGAAGAAGAAATGTCTCAACAACTTACTGAACTTGCCTGTGCTTGCGAAGAAGAGAAAGAGGATTTAGCTTCTGAAGAAGTTGTATCTGAAGAGTTACAAGAAGAAGCTCCAGAAATGGAAGTTTCTGAAGAAATTGAGATGGATGAAACAAAATACGTTGGAAGAGACGAATTTGAATCTAAAATCTCTGAACTAAAAGGAATGATCGAAGAGATGAAATTAGGTTACAAGGAAGAAAAACTATATATGGAAAAAGAGATAGAAAAATTATCTGCTGAACCAGCGTCAGAACCGATTGCACACAACCCAGAAGGGGAAGTGAAACAAAAAAACTTTAACTCTTTTGCTCAGAACAGAGTGATGAACACTAGAGATAGAGTAATGAACAGAATTGCTAATTTAAAATAAACTAAAAACTAAAATTAATTAAAAATGGCTACTACTACATCAATTACTACTACTTACGCTGGAGAATTTGCAGGTAAGTATATTTCTGCTGCTTTATTATCAGGTGTAACACTTGACAAAGGTGGTATTGAAATTAAACCAAATGTAAAGTTCAAAGAGGTGATTAAAAAACTTGCTACTGATTCTAACGTAATCAAAGATGCAACTTGTGATTTCACTGACACTGCTGCTATTACATTAACTGAGAGAATCCTTCAACCAGAAGAATTCCAAGTAAACTTAGAGCTTTGTAAGAAAGATTTCAGATCTGACTGGGAAGCTGTATCTATGGGTTACTCTGCTTTTGACAACTTACCTCCTAAATTCAGTGACTACTTAATCGGTCACGTTTCTGGATTGGTTGCTGAAAAAACAGAAAACAACATCTGGTCAGGTGTTAACGCTAATGCTGGTGAATTCGATGGATTTACTACTTTATTAGGTGCTGATAGTGACGTTATTGACGTTTCTGCTGCAACTGTAACATCTTCTAATGTTATTGCTCAATTAGGAGCTATCGTTGATGCTATTCCTTCTGCTTTATACGGAAAAGAAGATTTATTCATCTATGTATCTCAAAACATCGCTAGAGCTTATGTAAGAGCACTTGGTGGATTTGGAATCCTACAAAATGCTGCTGGATCAGAAAACGTTTCTGACATAGGAGCTAACGGAGTTGGAGGACAAGGTACAATGTGGTGGCAAAATGGAGCATTATCTTTTGATGGTGTAAAATTATTTGTTGCTAACGGATTAGCTGACAACAGAGCAGTTGCTGCTCAAAAATCTAACTTATTCTTTGGAACTGGTTTATTATCTGACCACAACGAAGTAAAAGTTATCGACATGGCTGACCTAGATGGTTCTCAAAACGTAAGAGTCGTTATGAGATTTACTTCTGGAGTACAGTACGGAATAGGTTCAGAAATTGTACTTTATTCTTAATAAATTAAATTAACCAAAAATTAGGGTAGGTGGGTATGTGCCTACTTACCCTTTTTTTTTAATAAAAATAATAAACTATGGCTTGCGATTTATCATTAGGTAGAAAAGAACCTTGTAAAGATGTTGTTGGTGGCATTAAAGCGGTTTATTTTGCTGACTTTGGAGATTTTAGCACTATTGCATATGTTACTGGTACAGACGTAATTGATACTTTAGGTTCTGGATTAACGGTTTTACAGTATGATGTTAAAGGAAATTCTTCATTTGAGCAAAATATTACTTCATCAAGAGAAAACGGTACAACGTTCTTTGAACAAACATTAAATTTAACACTACATAAATTAACAAAAGAAGACAATAAAGAACTTAAGCTTATGGCTTATGGTCGTCCTCATGTGATTGTTGAAGATTATAACAAAAACTTATTTGTTATGGGATTAGAAAACGGTGCTGATGTTTCTGGTGGAACAATAGTAACTGGTGCTGCAATGGGAGATTTAAGTGGTTACACACTTACATTAACTGGTATGGAAAAAGTGCCAGCTAATTTTATAGAAAAAGCTGATGCAACCGAAACTATTAATACTACATTAACAAATGCTGGTATTAGTACAATTACAACTGGTTCTAATTCATAAAAAACTAAATTTAATTAGGTTAATTAAAGGGATGCTTCGGTGTCCCTTTTTTTATTAAAACAAATTCAAGTATTGTTGTTATTTATAATATGGTAATATTAACAACATCTACAGACGCTCAGAGTTTTAAGGTAATACCTAGAAGTACACCAAGCTCAGTAACGTTTGAACTAACCGACAAATCTAAAAGAACTACAAGTTCTATTACAGTATCCGTAAGCAATTCTAATGGGTATATGACTATTACAGGTAGCTTCTCTTTAGTAGAAGGCAGATTTTATTCATTTGCCGTTAAGGATGGATCAGCTATAATATATAGAGGTTCTATTTTTTGTACAGATCAAACTAATTTTAATACCTTTGATGTACACTCTGGAGAATACACTACAGAAAACTCATACGATAATGATTTTGTAATAATATGAAAAAAGTAAATAAAATGGCAAGAAAAAGATATAATAGTAAACCGTTGCCTAAAGTAGAAAAAGGAAAGATACACATAGTCAATATGTCATCTTATACACGACCTGAGATAAAAGAACAATATAATAGAGATTGGGTAGAGTATGGAGAAGACAACGATTACTTTAATTATCTTATAGATAGATACAACGGAAGTGCTACAAATAATGCTGCTGTAAACGGAATAGCAGAAATGATATATGGTAAAGGATTAGATGCTGTAGACAGTAAAGATAAACCTTCTGAGTATGAAGAAATGAAAGAGTTGTTTACAAAATCTTGTATGAAAAAAGTATGTTATGACTATAAGATGATGGGACAAGCTGCAATTCAAATAATCTATTCTAAGGATAGGAAAAAGATTGTGCAAGTAGAACATATACCAGTAGAGACGTTAAGGGCAGAGAAAGCAAATAACAAGGGTGAAATCAAAGGTTATTACTATGCTAAAGATTGGTCAGAGATAACTTTTAAGACGCAACCTAAAAGAATACCTGCTTTTGGTACAAGTAACTCAGGATTAGAAATATTATACATTAAACCTTATAGAGCTGGATTTTATTACTATTCTCCAGTAGATTATCAAGGAGGTTTACAATATGCAGAATTAGAAGAAGAAATAGCGAACTATCATATAAACAATATACAAAATGGCTTGGCTCCAAGTATGCTTATAAATTTTAATAATGGTGTTCCTACAGAAGAGCAAAGAGCTATGATTGAACAAAACATTCAAGAAAAGTTTAGTGGTTCTTCTAATGCTGGTAGATTTATATTGGCGTTTAATGATAGTAAAGAATTGTCTGCAAGTATTGAGCCAGTCATACTAAGTGACGCACATGAACAGTATAAATTTCTTAGTGATGAATCTATGAGAAAAGTTATGGTATCTCACAGAATTGTATCGCCTATGCTTGTAGGTATAAAAGATAATACTGGTTTAGGTAATAATGCAGAAGAATTACAAACAGCTTCATTACTTATGGACAACACTGTAATACGTCCTATGCAAGTTACTATACTAGACGAATTAGAAAAAGTATTAATGTATAATGGAATTGAATTAGACATATACTTTAAAACACTACAACCTTTAGAATTTACTGATCTTACTAATGCAATTACAGATGCAGAGATAGAAAAAGAAACAGGTATTAAAAAAGAGGATAGTGAAATAATAGAAGACGAATCAATAAATACAGAAGAATAATGGCAAAAGCACTATTTATAAAACGATCAGATTTAGTCAAAAACACTGCATTAAATTCAAATGTTGATACAGATAAATTTATACAGTTTATTGATTTAGCACAAGAGATACATATACAAAATTATTTAGGCACAGATTTGTATGATAAAATAAGTGCTGATATTTTAGCTGGCAATTTAACAGGAGATTACTTATCTTTAGTAAATGACTATATACAACCTATGCTTATACACTTTGCAATGGTAGAATACTTGCCTTTTGCAGCTTATTCTATATCTAATGGAGGTGTATATAAACATAATTCAGAAAATAGTCAGAACGCAAGCAAAGAAGAAATAGATTTTTTAATACAAAAGGAAAGAGATTTTGCTGAATACTATGCTCAAAGATTTATAGATTATATGAGTTATAATGCCTCTTCTAAATTTGACGAGTATTATAGTAATTCTGATCAAGATATATATCCAGATAAAGATACAGGATTTCACGGATGGGTGATATAAAGAAGAGAAATTACAAACCTAAAGAGGTTAACGTAAAAAAATTATTAACTTACTTAAAAAAGAAAGACAATGGCAAACACAATAGATTGGGCAAAGATATACTGTAGCACTGAGTGGGGTGATACCGCAAATGAGAACACATTACATATCGATTCACAACCAACTTGTTTTGAATAATGGCTACACTTTCGAATACTAAAATAAAAGATACTTATCAATCTCTTGTTAAGTTTAATGACAATGGAAACATAACAACGTCTCCTAAGCGTCTTACAGACGGTTTTGGGAACGCTTCTCCTTTTTATGTATCTACTACTCAAGTTGGTATTGGAACGTCTCCT